GATGAGCGTGGTTTTTATAATAGAACTGGTGAGATAGGTGAACCAATGGAAGTATATTCTATGGTAGAAGTATACTATTGGTTAAAGGATAACTTGAAGAAATTGCCTTATGATACTATAGCTATTGATACTATAGATCATGTTAATAGATGGATAGAACAAGAAGTATGTGATGAAAGAGGACAAGCAGCTATGGGAGAAGGTAATTCATGGGGTGCTGATTGGGCACAGGCTAGAAAGAAAAATCTTGACATAGTTAAGAAATTTCAATTGTTATGTAAATCTTTAGGTAGAAATTTAGTAATAATTTCGCATGCGAAAAATACTGTCATTACTGACGGTAAAAGTCAGTTAGGGCCTGAGTTGCCAAGAGGCTTAGCTTATGCTTTAACTGCAAGTGCGGACGTGATAGGGTACGCTATGGCTAATAAAGAAGATAATAAATTTTATTTATCTTTTCAAGCCTATGATGAAAGAACTGTAGGCAGTAGGCTGAGACCTCTAGCCCAGAAAGTTCTTGAATTCGATTACAATAGCGTAATGAATGAAATCCTAAAATACAAAGAAGAATAGGAGTAGCAAATGCCGTTCAGAGGTTCTTATGAAGAAAATACCAATACTGAAGTAAATGCAAATTGGCTTGGTTTCCAAGAAGTAGCATTAACTGATGTTATTGATAAATCAGCTGATTACCCACATTTAGAAATGTTTCTAGAAATTCATTTTAGAAATTTAAGTTCTCAATATCCCTGGAGATATAGTCTATTAGGCTCATTTGACAGAGATGAATTGGATAATAAAATAGATGGAAGTAGCAGCTTATTGAAAAGAATCCTGTACTTCACTGATGCTATTGGCTGGAAGGGCGGAGTTAACACCAAGGGTGAATGGGTTGATGAAAACGACAAAGAAGTTGAAGACATCGCAGCATTATTAAATGCTAAATTCACAGAACCCAATTATGGTAAAGACGACGATGAAGACATAGATTATAAGTATTATATATTTACTTATAGACGCTATGACCCAAAAACCAAAAAGGCATATACAACAGTTGTGCCTAAGATTGTACAAAATAATAAGAAAGGTCGAAACGATCTTGAAGATTATATAAAGTACATGAAAGCTAATAAATTCATTGTTGAGCACGATGAAACTAAGAATACTGTTTCTAATGGAGATATGACCAGTACCACTACTGGAAGTACCTTTGACAGATTCTAAGTGCAACTTTATCACGAAGTAGCAATAGGGAGCCCTCGTAACAGAGGGCTTCTTATTCCTCAAGAACAAATTATTGATGTTATATTAGAGCATGGTGATAAGCATGCTGTATATAAAAGCTTATATTTATACGATGAAGAAGGAAGACAATATCATAAGCTTAGAAAAACTTTTAGAGATTTTCTAGGTAAGAGATACATACAAAATGTATTAATTGATATAGATAAGGGCGATAATACTGCTAATTATACACTAAACAAAACAAAAGGTGTATTATATGAATTAGAGCAGCTATACGTTCAGAAACATTCGTATAATGTCTATTTTAGTGGAACTGGATATCATATTATTATTAGTGGTGAAGTGTTTAATTTTCCTCAGGGAAATACCAATTTACCATTTATAGTTAAAGAAACTATGAATAATTTATTCAGCGATATAGACTTAGCAGTTTATAATAGAACATCAATATATAGATGTCATAATACCTTAAATCAAAAATCTCAATTATACAAGATTCCTTTAACTCACAGTCAAGTACAAGAGTGTACAGCTGAAGAAATAATTTCAGAAGCTGATAAACAAATTATACTCGAAACTGAACCTATTTGGGGTGATGGTGAACTAGAAAAAATGGTTATTACCAAAATACCAAAGATAAGAGTTATGGATTCTGATGTGGAACCACGAAACATTGTACCCTGCGTTCAAAAGATGTATAAACTTGGCCCTGAAGAAGGATCAAGAAATAATACTATGATGCGAATAGCATCTCATTTCTTTAGACACGGTATACCTAGTGCTGCAGCAAAAGCAGCATTATTAGAATGGAACGGTGGTCAATTAGTTGATGAATTGATAATTAAAAAGGTAGAAGACACCTATCGTGGTGGATACAAATATGGTTGTAAAGATGAATTAATGGCAAAATACTGTCAAACACATTGTATCCATTATAAAAGAAAAGACTATTTGATAGATGTAAAGAACAGTGAAGAGCTACAATCTGATTTAGCGGAAAGATTAGAAACTGATTTTTCTGGTAGAACAATAGATTTAGCTAAAATGCTAGGAGTTCATAACAAAGATGCAACAGTATATCCTGGTGAACTAGTTACTATATTTGGATCAACTGGTGCTAATAAAACAGCACTCGCTCAGAACATAGTATTAGGATACAATGCTGAGGATAATCAAATAGTAAAAGAAAAACAAATACCTACATTATTCTTATCCCTGGAGCTTTCTGGATTTGTAATGCATAGAAGAAACTTACAAATTGTTTCTGGTACAGATAAAGACACAGTAATGAATAATTACAGAAGTCTATATAAATACCATAAAGAAGAGTTAAGTCATATTATTATGCAATCCGTTAGTCCAACAATTCCACAGATACAAGATAAAATAAAACAGCTGCAACCTAAATGTGTTGTAATTGATTATATTGATCTAGTAGACGTTCCCTATAATAAAAGAGGAGAATATGAAAAGCTTAATTACATAAGCCATTCTTTATCTAATATAGCTGTAAATGAAGACATTATAATAATACAGATTTCACAAGTATCAAGAGAATACTCGAGGAATCAAATAATGGATTTATATGCAGCAAAGGGAAGTGGTGCTATAGAAAATGCATCAAGAAAAGTTATTGGAATTACTGGTTCTTCTGAAGATGCGGAGAAAGAAGTTTCTCTATTCAAGAATAGTGATGGTGATCTCTTTAGTGTTAAGCTAGAATGGACACCATCATTTAGATTGAGAAAGAAAGTATTCATTCCAAATAAGAATAAACAATTCACAATCCTGGAGGAATAATGGCAACAACACAAGAACTTGTCGGTGAACTCATAGATGTCAATCAACAAATTGATGACATGGAAAAAGGGTCTGATATTGATATGGATGTGCATAAAGAACTTGAAGAGACAAGAATGACGCTGCACAAAGAGGTAAAAAATAAAATCCAAAATGTTGACTATTTCATGCTTGAATTAAATAAGAAAGAACATCTAATAGATGCTGAGGTAGAAGCATTGAAAGATGAGATTGACAGATTGAAATCAAGAAGAAGAGGTCTAATAAGAACTAAGGATTTCTTCAATAAAACATTGTTACCAGCTGTAATAGAGGAAATAGGTAATGATGACGGAGTATATGAAACTAATACCGCCAGGTATAAGCTTTATGAAACATTCGGGCCAGTTGACGTTAACCCGCATGTTGTATCCGATGATTTTAAGAAGGTTGAAATAGTTGAGAAATTGGATAAGGTAAAAGCTCGAAAGGCTGCAATATCAGCATTTAACGCCAACGATGCTATGCCTGATGGTATTTACATCACCAAAGTTAAACGAGTAAAGAGATCATAATAATCTCTTGTAACCTCTACTCTTTTGGCTATAAATTATCTGGGCTCAGTTGTTCCAAGAAATTGGACAGTGACGATACACCACCTTTAATAAGGCATGCTGAGCCCATTTAATTATGAAGTATGATAAGAAAACATTTAAAGAAGTGTTGGAACCACATCATCGTACTTATTGGAAGATTGCTTATACAAAGCTACAGAGAAAAATGCAAAGTCTCAAATCTTCCCTTAAGAAACGATCCGAAATATCAGAAGTAATATTTGATATTAGTATGGATCAACTTCGTGAAATGTTTTATCATAAGTATGGCAAACCATGCAAATACTGTAATAGAAAGATGACATTGAGAAATATGGTATGTGATCATATTATCCCGCTGGCTAAAGGTGGAGACTCAATTGTAAAAAATTTGCAGTTAATTTGTAAATCATGTAATACTAGAAAAGGCCCCCTGGATGAGAAAGATTTTAAAGAACTCATGGTGTGGGTAGAAACATTAAAAGATGAAACTAAAGAATATGTGCTAAGAAAATTAGCCAAGGGAGGAAGATATTAATGAAACTAACAAGAGAAGAATCAGAAATAGTGATGACTGCTCTACAAGATTATAGATCAAATCTATATTTAGATGGTAATCATGGTGCTGCAGTTGAGAAGATAAGCTCACTTATCTTAAAATTAGAAAATGAGCAGGAATCTAAAGATATAAGTCAGAAAAAGATACCATTGCCATTATATGAAGCTGAAGTAGGATCAGAAACTGGTATAGAGCTTGAGGATAATTATAATATGAAGCCAGGAGGTTGTATAAATTGTGATGAATAACTATACTATAAAAGAACCAATCTGGGATGGTGGAAATAAAACTCGTGCAATAGGGATAGCAGATTTTAGGATACCATGTATAATAGATATAAGTCATAAAAATAGTGATGGCAAATTATCATATCCAGGTAAATTCAAAATAACAGAATCTGATATAGAACCATATAGAATACAAATAATAAGAAATTCAATAAAACTAATTATAATACCTATTAGTGATCTATATGAAAAATTCAAGGTGAATGATGAATAATAAACAAATACTAAAGAAAAAAGTAGTTTATTTAGAATCATCACTTATGGAATCTGAATCTGTTATCCAGGGACTCTTAACGGAGATAGAGAAGCTACAAAAAGTTATAGAATCTTATAAGGAAAGTGAAGACCCTAAAGACCTAGAGCAAAATAATGATATGGTACTCGACCTTATTAAACTTAGGCTTGACAAGGGAGCAAGAGATTATCATAGACAAATACCGATAATACCAGCAGATGATGTAAATAGAGATAATTTTTACGAAGCTGTTGAAGAAGCACTAGATTTATCTGTATATTTAGCTGCGTATATGTTACGGCTGATGGAGGAGAAAGAACGCAGGGAATTCGAACCGACGACAGCAGACGAACATAATGAAGAGCATTTAAGAGAGGTAAACAATGAAAGAGCAGAAGCTAAGAAAGGCACAACTTGAGTGTGCTAATTGGAATGTTGGTGACTGTCTTGGTTGTAATTTACACATTGATAGGAAATATTTGAAAAACAATGGATGGGTACCAATCTTTCAGACTATAGATTCTGAGAAAGCTGGAAAACCATGTATAGTAGAGAAAGGTTGCAAATACTTTGATAATTTCGTAGCACGATAAACTGCGACATATTCTTAGTTTACCTTTCGGCTAAGGCAGTTTATCCCTCAAAGGGGGAGATTAGGTTTTGTGACATTTCCTAGTCTCCCCTATCTTATTTCCTTATCTTTTTAAAGATTAAATACTTCAGTGCAGCACAAGTTAAAATTATTATAAGAACAGTAGCTATATCAACGAAGTGATTACCAGAATCAGATTCAATAGTACCATATGGAGTTTCTATTGTTATCTTTTCTTGTCTTCTTGGTAAGGTTTTATCTTGCATTATAATCTT